GGAGTGCCGTAGCAATGTGTCCAGCAATTAACGGAACGTTCATAGGGAATGGGGCAGCGGAGGCAGCTTTACCAATACCTTTGAAGTAGTCGACTCCAGCCTCAGCAGTGGCCTTGAGCATTTTACTCATAGTGACCTCTCCGTCTATCTTCATCTCTATCTTTGACATCTGAGCCTTAGCTATAAGTGCCAGTTTACCCATCTGATTTTCCTCTCCAAAGATTCTGGCCATTAAGTCTAAGTTCTCTAGCTCTTTATTAATCTTCTCTTGATTCGCTTTATGATGGTCATCTACATCCTTTTGTCTAGCAGCATCTATGCGGCCCTGAAAGGACTGTCTTATAGTATCTAACTGCTCTTGACTAGCTCCTAGTAACTCAGCTTCCTCTAGGGCTCTCTCTCTAGCTCTCTCCATCTTAGCGAGGTGAGTCTCATCTTCGAAGTCCTGTTCTGCTTTTTTGAGCTTCTCTAAATACCTCATCCTATCAGCTAGAGGGTCGCCTCCTCCGTCTCCTTCGGCTTCACCTTCTACAAATTCATCTGTAGGGAGTCTTGTAGCTGACGGTGCGGTGTCTCCTTCTGAAGTTGCATCTGTAGTAACACCATAGTTGTCAATCTCGGTCTGGATGTCCTCACGCCTCTTACCGTAAGCTTCATATTTGCCAGTTATCTTGTCTAGACTTTCCTGAATACTTTTTTCCGATTCATCTAAGTTTTTCTTATCTATAACCCTACCAATTAAAGGAATGTCGGCTATTTTTCTCTGTAGCTTTATGAATGCCAAACGCATCTCTAACACACCCTCTTGTATGTTAAGGCCAAACTTATTGAAGGCTATACCAGTCTTTTCGGACTTTAGACCCATAGTGCCAAAAAACTTGTCTATAGAGCCAACAAAGCCACTGAACTTCTGAGTTACAAATCTCATAGCAGTTTCTAAACCTAGAGTCTCAGAGATAGTAATACCTAACCCCTCAAGTGCAGATCGCATCTTCTTTTTGTCTCCAGAGAGGTTGTCTTCCATAGTGTCTACCATTCCCTTAGCAGCACCTCCAGCGTTCTGATAAGACACAGTTAACTCGTCAAGACTATCTCTGTTGTCTATAAGTGACAAAAGTACGTCCTTGTTTCTAAAACCTACAGCCTCAGTAGCTACAGCCATCTTTCCAGATGTAGTAGTGACCTCCTCCATCTTCTTAGCGTAGATATCTAGAGACTGTCTGAAGTCTTTACCAGTCTTAGCAGATAGCTCAGCTAGAACCCTTCTGAGTGACGTTCCAGCCATTGAGCCAGCCAGACCTTGGTCAGCTAGTACAGATATAGCGGCAGCAGACTGCTCCAAGCTAACCTTCATATTCTTAGCAGCTGGAGCTACTAATTTCATAGATTCTCTAAACTTCTCAGCATCTAAGGCACTGCTGGTGAATGACTTAGCCATCACGTCAGTAATTCTACTAGCCTCAGAAGTCTCCATTCCAAAACCGTTCATAGTTGCTGCCATAATCTCAGCAGCGTCAGCCATTTCGATTCCAGATGAAACGGCTAAATCAAGTGCTCCAGAAGTAGCGTTCAATATGCCAGTGGTAGTAAAGCCCATCTTTGCGAGCTCTGTCTGAGCATCTGCAACCTGAGCAGCGGTAAACTGAGTGGACTTACCTAAGTTCTCAGCGTTCTCCTTTAGTTTGTTTAAGTCATCACCAGTAGCTCCAGAGATAGCAGATAACCTACTCATAGACCTAGAGAAGCCTTCTGCAACGTTTAGAGCAGCTTTAAGGCCAGTAACAACACCAGCAACCCCAGCAGCTACTAGAGCTAGTGGGTGTTTAGCAAATGATAGCATACGAGCTCCTAGACCCTTCATAGCTCCACCTAGAGCACCAGCAGAACCCTTAGCTCCGTCTAGTTTGCCTTTTAGCTTGTCAGCTCCAGCTCCAGCTTTACCAGTAATTCCTTTTACGTTAGAAGTAACGTTAATGTGTACGTTTTTAGTAACTTTTTTAGCCATTCCAGCGAACTTTAATAAGTTTTTTTAATTCTTTTGTATTCTCTGGGAGTTTGTAGTAACCTTTAGCTCTGCGTACGTCCTCATTATACTTTATAGGGAGTGATAGTAGGAGTTGGATAGTCTTTAGCATTACCGTTTATTTAAAAACAACAGGGGTGTAAAAACAAAACATAGTAAAAACTGTTTTTAATATGGAGACCCCCTCCTAAACTTCTAAACCCTAATAAAGATGGACGTTAGTTGGAACAGATAACTGTCGCTTTTACGATAGCCTGTGAATCTTTGTAAATTTCTCCAGCTAGCTAACAGATACTACGTAAACACTCTACGAGTGAGACAAAATTTTCTTTTAAATTTACAGAGGTAGAGGGCTAGCAAAATACATATTAATTTATCTGAGCCAACAACCCACCTACAGAAGTATCTGAGCCTCCGTTAGATATAGACACGTTATCTAGTACACCAGTAGATGGTTGTAGTATAACAAATCTATCATTACTACCAGTAGAGTTAACTACAGTAGTAGTATCAAATAGACTCTTATCTTCCTCAGTTATTAATATCAATTCAAGTCTACTTTCTCCTGTAAGATAATTAGTCTCTATAGACTCTATAAGATGTCTAGAGTTATGTATAATTAACGTATCATTAGGCTCTATGTCTTTTACCAGTCTTAAGGGGAGGTATGCCGTGTAAGAAGCTCTACGCTTATTCTCGTCAAACGTGAGAGATATCGTGTTTTTCCATAGTAAATTAAATAGACCTAGATTAGAGTAAGTGTCCTCTCCAGACTCGTTGAATTCAGAGCCAAAATATCCACCTACAATACCCAGAGTAGAGCTAATAGTGTTCTCTGTATATACTACACTAGGCATCCAGTAATTAACCTTAGAAGTTACAGAAGTTCCAATATCGTAAGCTATAGGGTCAGAGAATCCAGCTCTATCTAAGTATGTGAATACAGGCTTACACACTTGCTCAGTTCCATCCTTGTCAGTTAGAGTTATTACATTAAGATCAGAGAGGCTAGCGTCGTTAAGGTCTGTTAGGTTCTCAACTGGCATAATGTGAGACTTTATGTCTACAGAGTAAACACTTCCGTCTATAACATTACCTTCTGACTGAGGTAAGTACTTAAGTTCTCCAAACTTTCTAGCGTTAACTTTAGAGAATCCGTGCTCTAATATAGTTTTTTTCTCAGCTCCAGTAAACTTAACTCCAGAGTAGTAGTTAGGCCTATTAATATTGTAGTCTGATATGTCTACATACTGAGACACATTGTGCTCATTACCCTGATTGATGTAGTAATCGTAGTGGTAGGTGTTTACAGTCAAGTCGTCAGTAACTTGAGCCACTATATTAAATCTCTTGAACATATCTCCTAAAAAGTCAGAAACTTTCATCTCTGGTAGGTTAGGGGTAATGTTGTAAGCTCCAGTTCCACCAGCAACAGTCCCAACACTGCCAGATACGGTGTAAGTGTCCTCACTAATATAAGTCTCACCGTCAGAAGGGTCAAACTCTGTCTCTGTTACAACAAGGTTTGATGTCAACGTAAAGGTAGCCGTCTCTGCTGTAGAAACTCTGAATGTAACCACGTCACCTCTACTCACTCCCACGTATGTGCTGTACGCATTGGATGTGTTTACTGTTCTAGCTACACCCCCGTTAACCAGTAGCTCTCCGTCAAAATTTGACGCTGTAGTAACTAACTTGAGTCTTATCTTTGCTTCATAGCTAATAAAAGCCTCGTTATTTGGTAAGCCAACAGATATAGATGTGCTAGTAAGAGTACTCTCTGAGTTTACAGAGCCAGATAGGTTGTGTATATTGTAGTCGGTCTTAGCGGAAGCTCCCTCTATCGTAGTCTGATCTGTTTTTTGCAGTATAAGGTGTAAGTCCTCTACATAGTTAGCTCTCATAGCTCCAGATATAGTGAGACCGTACTTTGACTCTATTGCATCTAGTATACTCTTAACCCTAAGAGCTCCTATAAGATCGTTGTCTACTAGACCATAGTGGTCAGGAGACCTAGAAGTACTAGAGTATCTTATGTTTTTAGTATTCGTCAACCCCTCTGTAGATGCGAAGTCGAAGTCTCCAGAGTGAGATATATACCTACCGCTCCTACAAACTAGAGGAAACTTAACTGGACTTGTTGATGTCCTGTCGCTGAATAGTGACGAGAAGTTAGGGTTATCTATGTCTAGAGAGCTGAAGTCTAAGTCAGTTAGCTCGTCTTGACCTATAAGCTTGTTTAATTCAGTTAACTTACCGTAGAAGCGAACCTTGTAGGCGTATGGTTTACCGTCTTTGAACTGAGTACCCTCTACAGATACGTTTCCGCTCTTGAAGTCAACTCCGTTTAACTTGAGTGTAGCTGGTATCAATACCCTAGAGTCTACAGCAGTAGTGTCAACCCTATAGACGTGCTTAAATAGCTTGTTATTCTTTTTTGATGTAGGTATACTAAAAGTTTTAGAGAACTCAGTAAAGAGCTTCTTAATGTCCTTAAAAGACTTGACTGACTTTTTTATAGTGACGCTCTCATCACTAAACTGGTCTACCTCGACCCCATTTATGTATATTTCCAGAGGGTACTTCATTACCTTATGTTATTAATGAGTGAATGTGATTCTTTTACTGATACTGTGAATTGAACTAGACCGTTATTGGCGTGTGTTTTCTTTTGCAAGCTATTTGTAGTTACATTTACTGGCCTAACATCACCTTTGTGCTCCATCCATACCTCCTCAGATACGATAAGCTGTCTAAACACCTCAGAATAGCTCTCGTGTAGGTAGTCGGTATTCAAAGTATGACGAACTGTCGCGTTCTTATTAAAATCCCTGACAGAATGTCTGCCGTAGTTGTTGGATAGGTTATCATAGTCAAAGTTGATGCTATTGTAGCTACTCCCTTTGGCTGACATAGACTCAGTAGTCTTAGCTGAGAAGTGGACATCTTGTAGAGCTCCAAATTTGTTAACGAAAGTTAACCTTACATTCTCATACTTATTACACGGTAACGTCTCAACAGAGATAACCTCTACTTTGCCGTCAGACTTAATAACGTGAGCCTCGTCTATGTCTAGCTCAGAAACGTACTCCATAATGTCGTCAGAGCAGTTCTCGTCTATGATAGTGCCTCCGTCCTTCATCACTCTAGCGTAGAATGTAGAGGCAGACTGTCCAGCAGATGTAGCATAGTTTATAGCTCCAGATGAGTTAGAGTCTATGTTGCTGTACTCTGTAGGATGTGAAGATTTTTCTAATTGAGCTCCAAAAATTATAATTTGACCGTCATTAGTAGTATTTCCTACCTCTCCAGCATATAAGTTTAAGTTTACAGCGGTTGTGTTAGCGGTACAAGTTATAGATACTCTATACCAGTCAGAGCCTATTGTTTCTATTTTTGAAGTTATGAATCCGTTTTGATTTCCAGCAGTTCCGTCAGTCACAGCAAAGGTGTTTAAATTGAACTCCTTTCTGACATCGTTAGAACCACCAGCAAGCCTCAATGAGATGAAGCTACCAGAGTCTTTTTTCACGTATAAGCTAAGAGTGTAATCGACCCCAGCTGCGGTGGGTATGCCAGGATTTCCTATAGAGCTAAATGAGGATGTTTTATTCAGTCTATCTGCGTAGCTGTAACCTATAGGTGAGTTCTCTACGTTTGACGTAATTAGTGAACTTCCAGAGCTCCAACTGTAAAAAGTCTCACTATTAGCCAGTAGGTTTTTGTCAGCTAGCTCAGAGATAAATTTAACCTCTCCTTCCTTGTAAAATACAGCAATATCAGCGTCTTTTGTAGGAATCATAGCCGTAGTGTCCTCAGGAACTGAGATATAGTCATTTGACATCAATACTTCATCTGACTTGAGGTTGCTATCTGACTTGCTCCAATACTGAACAAAGTCCTCATCTATATAGCCATCTGTAGCTAAGTACTTACTACTTACACCAGTTCCAGCTCCGTCTGCCATAGAGATATAAACCCATACAGCCTCTGTAACGTAGTCTCCGTTGAATGATTGGTCTACATAGTCTCTAATTAGCTCAGAGACTTCGAATGTAGCTTTACCGTCACTGTTGTGAGATTTAGATAGCGAGTACTGAGGTGTACTAGGTACGTCACTAGAGTTGCCGTTCCATACGTATAGAGATACGGTAGCTGTAGAGCCACTTGTTGACTGGATAAAAAACGGAGAGCGTGTGTATATTAAACTCATTTCTTTTTCTTTAATTGTTTTACTATTTGGTTTCCTATATTGTGAGCTACATCAATAGAGATAGCTTCGTGATATTGTTTTAGCATAGGTTGATATCTACGCATAAAGGGTTTACTGAAAAATAGAGTTTTAGTGATACCTTTTTTATGCACTGATCTGGCTACAGCGTAAGGATTAAGCCCTCGCTTCTCAGCCCAGTCTTTAATAGCTTTGATAGGTAGAGCTTTTTTAGACTTTCTAAAACGCCCCTGTCTACCGAATATAGAGTTACCAGTCTTAGCTGCGTGTCTATTGTCAACTGGACTAGTACCCTTAACACCTTGATCTTGAAATACTCCATAGTCGTTAAGCTCAAACCTAACAGAAGGCATAGATGAGCCTCCTAAGAATTTAGCAGACACTGACCTATTAAACTTCTTTGTAACGTATCCTTTTATAGAGCTATGTAGATCACCCTTAGACTTAAGGTTTCTCTTAGCCTGAGATACTACATATTTTTTGTAGACCTCCAGTACCTTCGTGGCTCTAGGATATGTAGAAGTGATTTTTAGCACAAGTCAACGCTGTTTTGTATGGTTATGTTTAAGTCCAATCCTACCCCAGCCAATTTGTCCTCGAACCTGTCAGAGAAAAACTCTACGTCAGCGTCCTCCTCAACTTGATAGCCTTGCTCATATAGGTTACCTCTCTTAAGCTCTTGAGTGGTCTTAGTGGCAGCTGCTAGCATATTATTAAGCTTATATATCTCGGAGTCATTGAAGTCCTCCTCATTGTCGTTAGATACGTCAACTATGTCTAGAAATAATATAGAGACCTCTATCTCGCTAGTAGCGTCAGATATTGAGCCAGCAGAGATGCCAACGTGAGCTAAAGGATAGATGTCTTGTTTCAATAACTCAACCTCGTCAATGTTTCCAAATGTAACTGAGTTAATAAGCTTGTTGTTAGTTAGCTCAGTCTTAATAGCGTTTGTTAAGTTTAATAGTGATTTCATTACTTCCTTCTTTTTGAAATTTTATTCTCAGTATCTTGTTTATCCTTTTCGAACGACAACCACGTCAAGGCATCGTATATGTTTATTTTAGTGCTTTCTCTAAATTTCGTTGCATCTCCTCCACTAAGCGAGTGTAGTGATCCGAACCACCCCCACCTTTGGCCAAACTGTCCTTCAAGAGAGAAGTCAGTGAGTTCTTTTGTTTCATCTTTTTGCTTAATTTCTCCAAATAGATAGCTGAATGTACTAACAAGTGACTGCTTAAACGGTAAAAAAAAAGCGTTGCATTTACAAATTGACTAGCTGGTAGAGACTTCATAATCTCGTGGTCTCCCTTAGAACCCCTGTAAGGCTCTATATTGTACATATTACCTACCTTATCGTTAACTGGTCTGAATAGAACAGCAGCGGCCTTATGCCAATCTGACGGCTTAGTTAAGTATTCCTCTAGGTCTATATACTCTCCTAGAGTTAATTCCTCTAGGTCAGGAATGAATCCGTAAGTAGTATTGTTGAATTCAAAGGTATATTCTAACTGAGGCATCTCGTCCATAGCATCTACTATGTCTTTTATAAGTTCGTCAGCCTGAGACTGGGGTATAGACCTAACCTCACTCATAGGTATGTCTAGAAATATGTTTAGCATTTTATGACCTACAAAATCCTTGTCCTCATCGTCAGCTATCATTGTATATTTCTGATACTGATCTAGAGTGATTCCAGCTCCGTTAAGTGGGATTTGTGCTATCATTAAACTACGTTTAGATTGTTTATAAGTGTGAAGGCGTGTCCAGACTCATCAGAGCCGCAGTCGTCGTTAGCTACGATAGTAACTTTAGCTCCAGTAAAGTCACCCATAGACGCTCCAGTAGTCACATCCACGTTTGTTACCTCCGCATATCTTAAGCCTATTTTGGCCTTTTGAGTTTCTCCAGCATAGTGTCCAGTACCCATAAGGTAAACTATGTCGCCTCCAGAGTAATTCTGACTCCTAGGTTCTACACCAACAACAAAACGCCCCTTAGATAGGCTAGTAATAGTGTTGAATAGTTGATACTCCAGACCTTTTAGCTCTATACTTAATGTTTTTTGCTCATACGTAGTGCCATTCTCTCTAGAGCTTATTATCTCAGTCTCATATAGATTATTACCTTTCAACTCAAATTTAAACGCAGTTAGTGACCCAGATATGTTAGAGCCACTAGAGTTTCTAGGGGTTAGAGGCTGGTCTCCTTGATTAAGACCCTTGATAAAGTATGATAAGTCGTTTGACCCTGAGTTTATTACATAGATAGCCTTAAGACCGCCGATCTGGTCTTTACACGCTTCTAGCCTTCCAGCTGTTACATTGCAACTCATTATAATAGTTTCTTTAAAAACAGTGGTCTAGATATACTGTAACGAATAAAGCCCTCTATTAAAAGGGCTCTAATTCAACAAAACAAACAAATGAAAAAAGTAATTTTATAGCCTCGTCTGACTTTCCTGACTTCCTAGAGGCAACCTAGGTACTCTATTCTACGCTCTCACGCTTTTTACCATCGCTAGGTTAATGTGGAGGATATCGGAGTCGAACCGATGACCTCTTGAATGCAAATCAAGTGCTCTAGCCAGCTGAGCTAATCCCCCAAGATACTAAGACTTACACTTTACTATTTCCTTGGATTTCACTCCTTCGGCTTCGGTTGCTTAGTTTATATTTTAAAGAACGTTTATCGTTTTGTTAGTACAAACATACGAAATATATTTGAGACTACCAAATTATCCACGAAATTTTTTAATATTTTTTATTACAGCGTCTACTCTAAGCTTGTCAGCTATGCCGTTTCCTACTGATGTGTATGGCTTTACTAAGCAAGTTGTAGTGATAACTCCGTCTCTAACTATAGCGTAATACATAGTACCTTGAGACTCACCTCTGCTATTGTGTACAGATGCCACCAACTGCTTGCCTTTGCTAGACTGCTTGTCAGCTTCGCTATTGAACTTAGTCAAGCTCATTTGTAGTTGGCCTAACATAAAAGCATAGGACCTCCTAGAGCTCGTCTTAAGAGCTGAGATAGCTTCCAACTTGTCCTTAACTTGTTGTTTGAAGCTGTCTGATATAGACATAGTACCTACCTTAGTGTAGTTAGCTGTAGTAGACTCTACCTTTACGTCTACATTTGTAAGAGCTTCTAGTCTCTGATCTATTCTCTCTGTTGTGTGTACTGATGTAGTCATCTCGTTTTGTTTGATACAAATATAAGGAGGATTTTTCAACCCTCCAAATATTTTTTTACTTTTTTTATTTATATAGTCCAGATGTGAAAGTGAATGATGGAAACATTTGATTGAGAGCCTTAGCTTTGTCTACACTAGACACCTCTATCTCTAGACGACCTCCGAACGGAGATACATTTACCTGAGCGTTCAATGATTTAAATCTGCTGTTTAGTTCGTTTGCTTTGTTGTTGTATTCTTGAATTTTCATCTGTTGTTTCATTTTGTTAGTACAAATATACACAAAAAAATAAAGCCACCAAACTATTTGATGACTTTTTTCTTATTTATATTCATTATGAATAACTAACCTAGAGCTCTGTCTATTCTAGTAAGCTGCTTTTTTAACTCTGCTCTAGTAGCTGTTATCTGATTGATACGCTCTAGAATGGCCTCACGTCTATATCTAAGAGACGCCTCTGTCTCTGGAGCTGTGTGAGTAGTGAGCTTATTAAGCATTAACTGTAATTCTCTCATATACTAATATAAAGTTATTGCCCTAATGGCTATATAGATGACTACAAACAGACAAACTGCTGTGCCCTCCTTCCTACTCATATTACGTTGAATACTTGTAGAGTATATCCTATTACGCTGGATATATTAAGTAATACTAAATTCCATTGCTTAGCCTTATACACTTGAGGTGTAAGCATAGCTATGCCTAGAGCCAGTAGCACAAAGCCTATTTGATAGCTGACTAGATATGGAGCTACTAGGAGTACGCCAGTACCCATATAAGCTACCTTATCAGTTAAGTCTATCTTCTTTTTAATTGTTTTCATCTGGATTAGATTTAAGATAGTAGTGTACGTATATCTCGTTTACTTTATCAGTCATCTGCTGCCCTTGTTCATATTCGTGCTTACCTACGTGTCTAGCGTTCCCAGTCTCTATAACTAGGTTTACGTAGCTCTTAGTCTTTGTCTTTGATTTGCCGTTAGCACCTACACCTCTATATGTATATGTATTAACAGTACACTGAGGGTAGACCCTTAGAGAGTTGGTGCTCATAGCCCAGCTCTTAGCTTTCTCTATAGTTTTATAACTGGACATCTATCTTACCGTTTTTGTAATGGTTAACAACTACTCCAGTCTTAAGCGTTACAGTTCTGTAAGGCCTTACGTTTATCTTAATAAGTATATTGTTTATCATATCCCTAGGGTTGAGTTTCCATAGTGCAATGTATCTCACTGTGTTACCTACCTTTAAAACAAGGTAGTCGTCATACGTTACGTGATAGCTTATGTATTTTTTCATTATATATCTGTGTAAGGGTTAAAGGGTTCTCCGTAAGCTTCGACAGATAGCTCCTCGTGTATCTCTCTACCTTCCTCTGTTAGTACGTAGTCTACCTTACCTCCGCCTAACATAAAGTAGTCTATATACTCAACAGTCTCCTCAAACTCAACTCCAGCTTGCTCTATAAGCCAGTTGTAAGCGAAGTGACCAGTATACTCGTCTATAATGTACGAGCCTCTGTAATCGCTGTTTATGTAGTCTTTAAGTTCAAACACAGTCTCCACCTCATTCTCTGGTAGTGTCGGGTCAAATTTCTGATTGGTATATGTTACTTTCATTGCTTTGTTATTATGATACAAATATAAGGTAAATTCTATAACTACCAAACATTATGCGTTATTTATATTGATTCTAAATAGTTATATCTGTATATAGAGTCCTGAGTTAATGAAAGCTGGACTAAGATTGAACTGTAAACCTATTAAGTTAGTTAGCCTAACCTTGTAGGTGGCCGTCATTATAGGTATACGTGAGCTCTCTATCATAGTGCTAGGTAGGTATCTGTTCATAAGCCTAGCGTTAACCTCATCTAGATAAGCTTTGCTATAGTTGTCAGCAACCCCTAGCTGTATAGATAACTGGCTGGTATTACTCTCTGACAAGTTAAAACCAAACATTAAGTACTTGCTGTAGTCTCCATAGCTGTTCTGCATTATGCCCATAGTAAAGTGAAGTCCATTACTACTCCTAGTTATAAGGAAGCCCTCAGAGCCTCCCTCAGAGCCTAGTCTAGAGTTATCGTATAGCGGATTACTAGAGAAGTGCTTAGTGTGTACTGGTGTGTAGATGTGAGTACCCTCCCAGCTTTGAGCGTTTGCCTGTGTCCCTATCAACATAGCTCCTAGAAATGCTAGTCCTACTAGGAGCGTCGCTATTATGTTTTTTATTGTTTCCATTAGATTGACATCTTGAGCTCATTCATATCTGCAACGTACTTAGTGTACTTAGCTACTCTGTCTAAGTTGGCTAAGTCTCCAAAAGAGAGCTCTCTGTTTATAACTCTGTTAGCTTCTGCAATTCCTTCGTTTATTTCTGTGATGTTGTACATAACTGTTTGTTTTTGTTGATACAAATATAAGACATATTTATATACTACCAAACTTTTTAGAAACTTTTTTTAAAAAACTTTACCCTTAATCTATTAACCTATGAAGTATCTACCCTTGTTAGGGTTGGCTAATTGGTAAGAGACAGCATATCTAAGTGCATCAAGCTGGTGATCAAAACCGTTCTGTAACGGTGTCTCTGCCTTAGTGTCGCTCCATTGGTAGTTATTGAGCTCTTTAATGATGTTAGTACTGTCAGGCGTTACTATAAGCTCATAGTCCTGTAGTAATGCTATACCGTAGTTAACAGAACCCTGTCCTTTAATGGTAGGTACTATATTGCAATATCTCTTTAACTCACTAATGAGTCTAGGCTCAGCTGAGTCACCTACTATCACGTTTCTACCAGCCACTTGGCTAAATATAGCTCCTAGCTGGCTCGTATTGAGGTTAGGCTTATTGAGATGCTCCTTAACATATATACGCTTATTGGCCTTATCTATGCTCGTAGACAACAACGTTGACGGATCAGTGCTATAACCGAAGTCAGCCCCTAGTACATCTATACCTTGACTCTTATACTCACCTATACTCCAGTTAGTAAAGATAACTCCTTCAGCTTTTTCTCTCCAGCCTCCTAGTATAGTATGATTGTACTCACTAGGTCTACGCTCCTTCATAGTATCCATTGAGATAAGGAAGGACTCACCTAGGTTCTCTATATTGTCTAGGTAAGTGGTGTGTATATATGTAGTGTCCTTATCAGTCATATTGCTTCCTGAATTGACTCCAGCCTCTTGAAAGAATCTCTTGTATATCCAATGCTCTTTTGTAGCTGGGTTTAATACTAGGATAACTCTGTTCTGTATGTCCTTAGCACGTATGGAGTAGTCTATCTTAGTGAATAGGTTGTTATCTGGTATCTCCTCAGCCTCGTCACATATCCACGTTGTTATGTTAGCTAACGACTTTAGAGCAGCTGTCTGATTCCCTGAGCCTGTCTTAAGACCCTTGAAGTATATACGATTACCAGTAACTCTATTGGTTATCTCTGTCCTATTGATCTCAAAGTACTCCTCTAGCCCTAGAGCTTCTATCTTGTCAGTAAACTCAGGAATGATGGAGGTATATGCT